TTCCCCTATAAAGATTCTATCTCCTAGGTTTGCTTGAGAACCTGTTCCATAAGTATATGCTAATTCACCTAATTTTAGTGTTGCTGGTGCTGATGTTGCTGAACTTCTTTTTATCTGTATTACTGTTGCCATTTGTTATCCTTTAAAATGTTCCACAATTAAATAATAATGTTCCAGTAGTTGTAACTATTTCTGTTCTAGTTACAAACTTACCATCGCTAGCTCTATATTGAATCATAGCGCCATCATCTAAATTGGTTGTATCAACATCACCAAGAAGAGCAAATTTAAGGGCAGTATTTTGAAGTGCCTTACTAGACGGCAAGGTCACGGAAACTTTTTGTGGACCAGATTGTGTATTTACGTTTATTTTTGCTGTAATGTCAGACATTCTCTCTCCCTTTTATCTTATATTTATAACAAAAATGAGTTTGATTAAGTAGTAACTTGAGGTCTAACTGTAATTAATCCTTCTATAACCCGAGTAACAGCACCAACGCTTGATGTAATTTCAAGGTCATATACGTATCTCTCAGCATCCAAAGCAGTTGTTTCCGCTGCTGTTAGTGAGAGAGTTACTACACCAGTAGCGGCGTCTGTCGCTATTGAAGTAGTTAGATTGGATCTTGTTCTAGTGGAAGCATACCCTTTAGCCATCTTCGCCGCCGCTGAATAACCAGTTAGGTCAAACGGTTGTCCATTGGCATCCTTTACAGTTACGTCTGAACTGAAGGTTGTTCCTTGGTCTATAGTTAGGTTAGCTATTGCTGCCATTTATTTTTTCTCGGATTCTGGTACTTCTTTTTTAATCAATTTGACTATTTTATCGTTATAATGCTTAGTTAAAACATCTATCTTTTCAATCTCAATCATATGTCTAGTCTTGCTTACTTGAATTTCTTGTCTTACTGCTATAGTATTTTGTAATTCAGGACTAAACTTCTGTTCATCATACTCTTTTCCGTCAATTGTTATCATACAATATCTCCATTTAATTTATTCATAATACTATTTATATAAGTTGTAAGCAGGCAACATTGACAAAACCACTAAATAATGATATATTTAGAATATTAAATTAATTAAAGGATTGAATAAATTTATGAAAAAACTAATATTAACGGTGATGTTGTTATTATTGCCAATCTCAGCATTCGCTGGATCAACAACAACTATCGTAAATGCAGGATCAAATGATGGTGCATTTAGAACCGTACTAACAATGATTGGCGACAAAATAAATCACACTTTTGTACAAGCAAATAATCCAATAATAGCAGATAAGCATTTTAACAAAAAAAATGTTCTTACTATGTGGAGTACAGAATGGCCAGGAGATGAAACTTTACCAACAGTTGAAATAAACAAAGATACAATCGTTGCTGTTACAGCATATGAAACTATACTTTGTAGTAGAACTTACTCGTCTGTTAGTGAAATGTCTGGTCAAACAATTAAGATAGCAACGTGGGGTGATTCTCCAGTTGTTAAAAAGTTTCTTGATAACTATGGTACAGCAAATAATATAACTTTTGAAATTGTTCCATATGACGGTAGTGGTGCTACTACTAGAGGTTATCTAGGTAAAGACGCTGATACAATTTTTACAATTCAAACTAAACAAGCTAAAGTAGAGGCAGATGGTAAATGTATTGCCTTTAGTGCTAATGGCGATTTAGACTTTGCGTTTGTTGATGTAATATTATCAGTTAATGCTTCAAATGGTGCTCTTGAAGAATATAGAAATGTAGTAAAAGAATTATCAATAACAGAAGCGTGGTTATCAGCAGTACCTACTACGTATGTTTTAGATAATGAAAATGCGGAATCTTTAGTTTATAAAGTTAACGCTGCTATTGAGTTGAATAAATAATACAATCCTGTAGTTTAGAATTAACAGTCTGGTATGTTTTTCGCATATCAGACTCGTTAGTTCCAGTTATTAAAAAAGAAATTCTAGGAACTCTTTCAGAAACAATATGAGTATCTTCTAATATTGTTTCTCCAGGTCTTAATCTATCATTATTAGTTTTACACCAATATTCTTTTAAGTGAGATACATCTTTTACAGATTTTATCTTACCTGGTTTTAATTTAGAAATTTTCCATAGCATTTGTTTGTCAAAAGAATATGGTTTATCATTTATAATTTTTGAAACTATTGTATTGTTATGTACATCATCCATTTGTTGTAGACCTTGACCAATTCTTGGATTACAATCTATCATCTTAATATTATCTTCCCATTTATAAAAATCAGGTCCAGAAAAGAACATATTTTTTAAACGTAAAGTAGCTACTAATCTTTCAAAAAAATTATTAGATTGATATACTATATCTTTTGGCACATCTTTCTCATCAAAACTCATCCATTCAATAGGTCTACCTTTTGATAATTTTCCTTTTACCCATAATAGATTTTTTAAAACTCCACTTTCATTAACATAATAATAAGGACCCCAATTTTCAGCTTCATCTGGAAGTTTATCTTGTACCATATAATGATTAAGACGATTATTAAATGCTGGGTCTTCCCAACTTTTATATAACGAATTATCCTTTAAATCTAAAAACTCTTTCTTATTTTTAAAATAAGTATAATTTAATCCTCCAGGTTTAGTACCCGAACCAATAACAGGTTTTATTATAAAAGGTTTATCTTCCCAATAATCTAAATCTTTTGGACTTGTAGGTATGACACTATATGGTATTAAACTTTGAAGACCAATAGTAATACAAAAATCATCCATCTTTTTCTTATCAGATAAAATATCTGCCGCTTTTTCTGATAAATTGTTTAGTCCCCACTCTTTTTCTAATTTTACTTGTAAAGGTAATAGACTTTCTGCAACCGTATAAATTCTATCATAGGGTCCTTTAATCTTATCAAAGTCTTCAGTAACTACATCACAATTTTCCAATGCTTTTTGAAGGCATTGCCATTTATTTTTTCCTCTCTTATATCCTAGTATTAAATTTTTCATCCGTATATTACCATAACTCTCATTAAGTTATCCCAAAACAAATCTGTTAAGAAAAATCCATATAGTATTGGAAAAGTATCTACTCTCTTTAAATAATAACCTACTATACTTAATACAATTAATGTTATTAATAACCACTCTCTTACTGGATATATGTAAATACTCATTAAAGAAATAAAAAGTAAAATAAAATAAGTAAATATATTTTTATGTTTCTTCAAGTGATATGCTATCACACCTAACAAATTAAAACACTTCCAAGATAAGAATAAACATATTGCTAATATGATTGGTATGTAATAGAATATATTAGTAAAAATAGATAGATTATCTACGTTAAAAACAAATCCTTGTGCTAGTATTAAATAATAAATTAATACTTCACTACCAACAATAGGTATACCAAGTACTATTAAAGGTATCAAAGAACTTAACGCACCACTATTGTTCGCTGATTCGGCAGCCGCTATTTTCTTTATATCTGTTTTAACTAAATTAGCACTTAAATAACTTCCTAAAATATTAGTTACTCCTGGAACAAGACCACACCAAAATCCAACAAAACTTCCTACTCCTGTTGAAGGTAATGTACTCTTTGCTATACCAAATTTTCTAATTGGTTTTTGTTTAGATATCTTTAAATCTCTAAACTTTAATATTTCAGGTACAATATACAACCCTATCATTACAGCACTAAAAGGAATACCTAACGTTAGATAATCAATACCAAATGTTCCCCAAGTTTCATATGTCGTATTATCAAATCCTATCTTTGCTAATATACCACCAAATACAAATAGAAGTATAGTCTTCCACATCTTTTGTTTTGATAATAGAGTTAATAATAAAACTGCTAAACAAACAATAGATAGTTGTATAGTACTATTATAAAATTGAAATATACTATAGATACTAGGTAGAAATATTAAGAATAAACCTATTGCAAACATAGAACCTAATGTACTTGAAATAGCATTGGTACTTACTGCAAGATGTCCTTCTCCTTTTAAAAATAGATTGTGTCCGTGTCTAGCAGTAGTAACTGCTGAAGCGTCACCTGGTATTCCATAAAGAATACTTGTAACTGAATTTGTATAATTCGTTGTAAGAAGAAGTGAAATATAAAATAGTAATATATTAAAAGGGTCTAAAAGAAATAGTAAAGGATAGATTGTTGCAACTGCTAAAAAAGGTCCTGCACCAGGTATAATTCCGAAGACAACACCTGTTAATATCCCAAACAAACACCATAACAAAGAAAACATTATTTTACCTTGCCATAATCCAACATAAATTGAAATAACTCTTTATCAAATTTTAAACACATAACTAATAAAATTATTCCATCTTTAAATGAAAAAACACTATGTCTTTTATTACCATTAAAATACCAAAGAGAACCACTATTACCTTTAATAACTTTATCATCATATATCCATTTAAAGTCATATTCATTGCACTTAACAAAACCAACTAATCTAATTTCATCATAACTATAATCTTCTTTATTAATATCAAAATGTTCTGGAAAAAAACTACCTCTATCCATTCTTAAAAAATGACAACGACCTAACCACTTTGCCCAAGGTTCTAAAATTGTTTGTAATGTGGGACATTGTTTCCAGACATCTGTTGGAACAACTATATCGTGGTTATGTATATCTTGTCCAGTTTGAATTTTGTAATCTCTTAAACTTGTTAAATCAGGTATGCCGTGAAGACCACCGTCAATACTAGTTACACTTAATCCCCAGCGATTATTTGGTTTTTTTGGATTATATTTTTTCCAATCTTTATCAAAGGGTTTTAATTCTTCTAATAATTTATCTTTTTTAAACCCTGGAAACTCTATCCAATCAGACATTGTATTTAAGCGTAATAACGCTTTATCATCTTCATTCATAACTATATTATTTATGAGGTATAAAATAAGGTGTCCACCAACCAGTCCAACCTTCCTCCATTATGTGATGTAATTGACCAAGTGTACACATACTATAATGTTTATCTGGTCCTTCTGCATTAAATTTAGGACAAATTTTATTGTATGTTTTATATTTTATTTCTTTATAATAAAACTCATCACTACCTTTATTATATTTCTTTAAATAGTATTCATCATTTGACTTAAACTTTTTCCATATATGAGATACATCACCTGTCCAAGACACAACAGAAGAGTTTAATGGTGTATGTGCTGGTTCTCTCCACCAAGTATCATCTAACAATGTAAAATCTTTTCTTATTAATTGTGTGCCTAGTTTATCATAGATAATCACATCTAAATCAAAGTATAAATTTTCTCCATCTCTATAGATATCATACATTTGAAGTTTATTATACCAGTTGCCATATAAGTCAGAAGATACAACAACAAACTCATCATACTTTAAACCTGAATAAGTGTCTATCATATGTTTCAAATTTCTAACGTGCCAGTTAGTAAACTTATCTCCAAATTTACAACAAATTATTCTCATTTAATCTCTATACATTCAATATTTCTTTTTCTCATAGTGTTGATTTTTATTTCACATTTTTCAGGAATTGTGTGTTTATTACCATAAGGGTCTTCTATTATTTTACCAGCATCCTTTGTAATATCAACTATCTTAATTTTTCTAAATTTTTTACCTGTTCTAGGATGTTTTTCTAAATCTTTAGTTGTTAAATTACTACCATTTCCAGCACCCAATACTAATTCAGTTTGGTCTGATTCCCAACGAGGTTTATCTTTTTGAGGATAACCTATTCCAATACCATATGCAATTTTTTTATTACCTGCTTTTACGTCATCTAATATACCTAATTTTTTTTCCCAAAAGTCATCACCATTTAAATCATTATGACTTTTATTGCAACCTGTAGCAAAACCTAATTTAGCAGCTGCTCTTAAAACAAGACCTATTGCTATACCTATACTTACATAAGCATTCTCCCAACGAGCAGCTTTATCATTTTCTTTTAAAGTTCCATCTGCATTACAATTTAATTTTGTATCTGGTTCTTTTGCCACAAATAAAATATAAAGATTAGCATTCATTTGTGAGTTTCGCCAAGTTGCTGGTGGTATACGTGTATGTGTTGTTCCCCAAGTATATTTTGATAATTCGTCTAATACTTTTCTATTATCTGACCAATAGATATCATAATAACCTTCGTGTTGTTTTGAAGGAGCATTTTCTGCATTCCAAAGCAAATAATCTCTTAATTCAGGATGAATTGTTTTTGAGTGATCCCAATTTCTTTGACATTTCTGAATATCTTTTATAATATCCATTTCATTATCCCAATCGTAAAACGTTCTTTTTCCACCTGAATATATTTCTCTTACTTCTCTTTTCATATTATTTCCAATTATCCTTTATAAATGTTTCATTATGTTCGTGTATTGTCTTACCTGGACCTGTAAAATGAACCACTTTTATATATTTATGTACATCTCCTAATATCATATATTCAGTCTTAAATTTGTCACGATACATATTGCTTAGTGTGACATTTTCTTTAAAAGATTTTGTATATTTACATATCCATTGTTCAGGTGTTTTAATTACTTTTGTTTTATATTCTTGTAGTTTCCAACTAACATAATTTTGCTCTCCATAATATTTTGTATGTACATCACCATTATTGTAATAATGTAATTGCCAATAGTCAGGATTTTTAGCAAAATCATCCCATATATGCTTTAAACTACCAGACTTAAATTTATAAAAACCACCATTTGTTTTTAACTTTGATTCCCACCATATACCATAGGTAACTAATTCATTATCTTGTACAGGATGCCCTATTAATTCATCTACATTACCTGTAATAACTTGGTCTATATCCATAACTATAATATCATCACCAGGGTTTTGATATGCAAAATGCGGACTAAAGAATTTTAATTTGTGCCAATGTTTCTTAATCTTATCGTGATGATTATATGGTAGCACAACATCTGCCTCAACATCTGTATCACTTAAACATATAAACTCAAAAGGTATAGTTGAGTTTCTTTTTAAACTTCTATATAACTTTGATACATAATCTGGTGTATAAAAACCTTCAAAGTATACCGTACATATTTTAAGCATATTTTCTCCATACTGTATCAAAATCTTTACAAACAGCGTGTACTATCTTTACTTCATCTGGTATAAAATGTTGAGTATCAAAAAAGTAATGCCATCTTCTATCTAACCATTGTATACCAATTTTATTTACATTTACTTTATATGAAAAGATTGTTTCATTATCATATCTAAACATATCAAGAATATTTTGTGGATACAAACCACTCTTATCTTTTCTTAATTTTGTCATTAAATCTATCGTATCTTTAAACCCACCAAAAAAATCTAGTTTTAAAATTTGTTCTTTTGAAGCACCTATAATAGCAGTATTGATAACATCATTTCTAGGATCAAGATTTCTCTCTATAAGCATTGCTTGACAATTAAAATATTTTGCTGATGGACTTCTAATACTATGTCTAACTTCTCTATCTTTATTAACCATATGGTTTTGATTATAAACAGCAATATGATTTTGGATATCCCATACATCAAAAAATGAATCAGTAGTTAATGGTATAGCATCAAAATCTAAATACAAAATCTCATCATACTTTTTTGCCAACTCATATAGTAAATGTATCTTATAAAAATTTACAATCTCATAACCTGTTAATTCTGGAAAATCTTTTAGTAAGTTCTTTTCAAAAGTCTGATATTGTTTATCATACTCATACATTTTAAAAGATACACCTATAGCTTTAGCATATTTACGTTTAGATTCAACTAATTTTTTATAATGCTTTTTAAATGCATTAACAGTTATTTTTGCTTTAGTTACAGTATCACTTTTTTGTTTGGATTGACCATAATGTTCCTTTGCAGGTACATCAACATAAAGACTATAAATTATTCTTTTCATATTTACCTATTAACATAAATCTAGTACCTCTACTATCTTCTATTTTATCTTCAATTAAAACTTTTGCATTATTAGGTAGTTGTTCTTTAAATTCATCTATACTATTAACGCAATTAATATGACCTTCTATATCATACATATTATTTGAAGTATAAGCAAAATAAGCTCTGGTATCTAATTTAAGTTCTTTCATTGAACGCATATGTTCGCAAGATGTATTAATTATTAAGTCAGCATTTTGTATTCTACCTTTTCTATCACTATGAAATACATCACTTGTAATAAAATCAACATTTTTATAATGACCAAATAATCTATTTTTAGCTATACTAACAACTTTTTTATCTTTATCAATTAATGTAATTCTTTTTACTTCTTTTAATGCAGGTATTAATATACTACCATACCAACCACCTAAAATAACTACTTCTGAATTAGTTGAAATTATTAACATATCTCTAATATGTTTAATCAATCTTTCTTTAGATTTAAATTGATTAGGACTATATGAATCTAAAAGGTCGGCATTGTCTATACCTTCTGCTATTATATTTTTAAATAATTTTAAATCTATATCCATTTTACTATTTCATTTATTTCTGGTTTAACATCCCAACTTTCTTTACCCCATTCTTTCATATCTTCTCTTCTATATCTTGTTGCATACCCACAACTTATCATTGTTATTGGTCTTGTATTTACCATAGTTAAACCAACTTTGTGCCATTCTTTTGGTCTTCTTCTAAAACAAGAATTGTAAGATATATCTAAACCTTCTTCTAGTAAATAATATCCTAAATTACCTGCAAATAATCCTACTTCAACTGATACTGAATCTATTATATGTTCAAATAAATGTTCATAACCTTGGTCGTATTGATGTCCTTGTTTTATTTTTTCTTTGTACCACTTATTTGGTGTTGATACTCTACTATGTATTGTAAATAAGTATGGATTATATGCTACGTGTTCATAAAATGGATTAGGAAAATTACCATCTTCTGGATGTTCTGCTTGTGTTGTAGTATTAGGTAATCTTTTATCTTTAACTGCTTCTTCCTCTACACTTTTATGTGACTTAACAACTAAACTATGTATAGCTTCTTTGTGTATTGATAATTCTGGTCCCCAAACTAATACTTGATACGGCACAGCATTATTTTTTCCTGGTGTTGTTTTCCACGCTTTCCATAATGCTCTTTCTATCATTTCTTTAGGTGGTATCCTATTCATATCATATTTCTTAACGTGTTGTCTTTTCTTTTCTAATGTATCAAAGTAATTCATTTTCTTATTATCCAATTGTTAATTATTAATATATCTAGTGCTGTTCTTTTAAAAGTTTTAATTGCGTCTTCTGGTGATTCAACAATAGGTTCGTGGCAATTAAAACTAGTATTTAACAGCATTGGTATACCTGTTATTTTATAAAACGCATTAATGAGATTATAAAATTTTTCATTAAATTGTTTATTAACTGTTTGTATTCTAGCAGTATTATCTATATGAGTTATACCTGGCACTTTATCAGATTTAACTTTACATATTCTTGACATATAAGGACTAGGACTATTTGTATCAAAGTATTCTTTGTAATGTTCTTCTAATACAGCAGGCGCAAATGGTCTAAAGTCTTCTCTATCTTTAATTGTATTATTAATAATATCTTTTATATCAGGATTTCTAGGGTCTGCTAATATACTTCTATTACCCAATGCACGGTTACCACTTTCTGATTTATCTTGAAACCAACCTACTATTTTTCCATTAGCAATTTCTTGAGCAACATCTTCAATATTCATAATTGAATTGCCAATATATTCGTGTTCTCTTCCAGCAAAAGTTTCTGTCTTATGTTTATTCTTATTCAATACATAATCAGCGTGTTGATAAACTCCTAATGCTTGTCCTTCATCTCCCACAGCAGGTGGTATATAAACATTTTTATAATGTTTTGTAAACTCTTCATTTAAATAACCATTGTATATAACTCCTCCAGCTAAACAAAGATTGTCGCAAGTTTTAAGTGGATAGATATGTTCTTTAATTTTATCATTTGTAAATTGTTGTAAAGTAAATGCCAAATCTTCACGACCATATTTTTTTATGTTAATCAATTCGTGAATTTTATATTTCTTTTCTTTTACATCTCCAGCAACTATTGTTTCAAATACATCATAATAATATTGATTAAATTTTCCATAACCAACTAACCCCATTAATTTACTTGCACCTAACGAACCAAATCCAGTTAGTTTAGACATTTGATTCCATAACCAACCGATAGGTAATTCTTTTGATAAATCTACTATCTGTTTATTTCTATCAATAAAGATACATCTAAATTTATAACCAATACCATCAATAGCAACTATATCAGATTCTTCAAATCCAGAATTGATATACGCATAAGTAGCGTGTGCTTGATGATGGTCTATAAAATAAATATCATCTTTAAAATAATGATCCCATAAGTGTGTAGGTTTATAATCTAATACTTCTTTCGGTAATATATCTTTACACATTCTAATACCACCAATTGTCATTGAAAAAGCTAACAAAGCACCTTCTTGTTTTCTAAAATAATCTTTAACAAATTCATTATTTAATTTATAATCATTTGTATTTAATTGTTCTTGATGAGCATAAGAGTCTGCCTTTAATGGTAGATTATGTTTAAACCTAGTAAATCTTTCTCTTTGATTATGCCATACACCATTATAGGTATTCTGGTCGTGTAGATTTAATGCTACTGCAAATATTTTAGTCATTTAATACCTTCGCATATTTTCTCATAGGAAAATGTCCTTTTGGTTGTACCCATTCAGTACAAGTCTTACAATAGTTTTCATATTTAAATAATCTATAATTCATCATCTTATCAACGTTCTCCTGTGTAAGTTCAAACTCTTTTGATAATTCATTATTGTTGGCAAACTTTTTACTACAATGTACTATAACTTTCTTTTCAAAATCTATAACAGGCACCATTGGAAAAGAAGCACACATCTTTCTATCAATTTCATCTGCTTGTATAACATCTGTAAATTCTTTTGACCTACCGTTAAATTCTTTCCACATAGTATTTTTATGATTTAATTTTTCTATTACTTCTTTATGATTGTCTTTATATTTAAAATAGTTTGGTGTCTTTACAACTACATTATAATTGTTCATATCATTTTCAGGTACAAAATCAAAATTACCTAACATCTTTACTTCATCCTCATAAAAATCTAATATATTATGTTCAACATATAATATTTCTTTATCTTCTAATACTTCAGGATATCTCTTTCTAATAAACGAGTTTGATAATACTGAACAAACAAAGTTAGGATACTTTTTAATTTCTGCAATAACTTTATCTAAATTTTTAATTAAACCAGGTTCACCACCTAATAAACATATTCTAATTTTATAATTCTTTAATTTCTCTAAAGTACTCTTTAGAAAATTCATATCTACTGTCAAGTTTCTCATTTCTAAAGTATAACTTGTACAATACCAACAGTCTTTGTTGCAAGACATTGACATAAAAAAGTCTATTGCTAAATAATTATCTTGTATCTCTTGTAATGTTTTCATAAAACTTATTAAATGCTATCTTTAACTTTCTTTTATTTTTAAACTCAACTTCTTCAATATACCCTGGTGTTTGATAGGTCTTCTCTACAATATAATCATAAATTGGTTCAGTTGTTTCGTTAACTAAACTCTTGTCAAATAAATCGTCACCTAATACTTTTTTCATATTTTTTACAAACTTATTTTCTTCATATTCTAAACAAAGTAAAATTGTATTAATAACTTCATCAATCTCTTCTTGTTTCATATAAGGATGTATAGGCAAAGTCAATATAGTATCACAAATAATCTTACTAATAAAAGTTTTATCTTTTCTATGTTTTATATTTTGATACATAGGGTTTTCAGATAAAGGTTTATCATAATGTACTTTAGCACCTAGTTTATCTTTAACCATATCTCTTACTTTTTTATTCTGTAATCTAATAACATATTTGTGATAGTTATGATTAAGACCATTTGTTGTAGGTTGTATGGTCACATAATCTTTTAATTGTTCATCATATTGTTTTGCTATCTCTTGTCTTTTAGATATCCATTCGTTCATCTTCTTTAATCTAAAGTTAATAAAACAAGCATTAAGCATTAACATTTTTGAGTTACGACCTAACACTTCATTGTTGCCGTGTCTTCTTAACTTTCTAAACAATTCTGCTTTGTCTTTATCATCTGTTAATATTGCCCCACCACCTGCAATACCAGCGACAACTTTATTTGCATTGAAACTTAAACAACTAACATCTCCTATTGAACCTGCCTGAACACCATTTAAACTAGCACCTAATGATTGAGCAGCGTCTTCTATAAATGCAATTTCTTTTTCTTTACAAAAATCTAATATCTCTTTTGTATCAGACATACTACCAAATAAATGTGGATACACTATCGCTTTTACTCTAGGCGTCCACATTCTTTTAATACTATCTAAATCCATATGATAAGTTAAAATATTAGGTTCACAAAACACAGGTCTTGCACCTACCATAGATATACAAGACGCTGTTGCTATCCAAGAAAATTGAGTTGTCAATACATCATATCTAGAATCAATACCTAAACTAATTAAAGCAAAATGTAATGCGTCTGTACCACTATTACAAGCAACAGCATACTTTCTGCCTGTTATTTTAGTAAGACTCTTTTCAAGGAACTCTACATTTTGTTCCTGTTCTTGTTGCATAGCACTATCAAAGATTTTTAAATACGCTTCTTTGTTTGCTAAGTATTCTCTATCCCAACCTGTCATATAAAAACTCCGCTATTTTTTCGTGTCCTTTTCCATTAGGATGTTGGTCCCATTCTGATACAATTAATTCTTTTTGAAATTCATATCCTCTTTCTATTAAAAAATTATCCATAGTTTGTTCTTTAGGATTAATATTATTCCATAATTCATCAAGTTCTTTTTTTGATTTTTTTATAGTTTTTTCTTCAACGTTATAACCTCCTAAAACACCAGTCGTAGGCCAACCTATAAAATCTTTCACATTAATATAAGGTTCATACTCCATTAAAATTTTTTGTAATTTTATTCTATCTTTATTTCTATCTCCTGAATATGTATATTTAAATTCATAATTAGGATTATTTCTATTTTCATATAATTGTTCATCTGTTTTTGATAATCCACTAATCCAACCATCAAAGAGATTAATCATTTGAAACTGTTTGTAAGGAATATTATATCTCTCACACACTAATTGCAAACTTATCATATATCTTAAAGTCTTTCTTAACCAACTAAACACATCACCATCAGGTTCAAATCTTTTTTGTTTCCATTTATTCCACTCTTGATAATCTTTTCTTTGGCATTGAGACCAGGCAGGCATAACTAAACCAATTTGGTCTTTCTTTTCTAAAATTTTTTCTAATAAAGATGAATAGATATATTCATTACCTGCTCCATTTTGACCGAGATTAATACAATCCATATCTAATTTTTTTGCTAGGAGTTCAGGCCATTTGGGCCAAGAGCAATCCATTTCTGGATTTGTTCCCGATACAAAATTTTTATCGGTCATACTACAACCACTAACTAATAATATTTTTTTCGTTCCACTCATTATCTTCTTTACCTTTTATTTCATCAACTAAAACCCAACTATCATCTTTGTAATAATGTTTAACACTTTTTTCACTTTGAATATTAACTTGTATTTTAGTAATACCTAATATTCCAAAAACTATAACTCTATGTTGTCCGTCAATTACATAATACTTGTCTTCATTTAAACCTTTAACACAACAAATTGGTAAACATTTTTCAGGTTTAAAATTTTTTACAAGTCTATCTATTGAATCAATATGCCTACTCTTTTGTATAGACTTATCTATCCATAATTTAGATAATTCTATCTCTTGTTGACCTTTAGGAAATTTTGGATTCTTATCCCAACCTCTTTTATAATATAAGTTAGAAGTCTGTGGTAGAATATTATCGTCCCAACCCTTTTTAATAGCTGGTAAATATTTTTTTTGTACTTCTTGAATAACACCTAACATACTTTTTATTTTACGTTCTTTAATTATTGGTTTTGCCAATTTCTTTATCAAATCAATAAGAATATTTATGTTGTCTGAATATATCTGCTTTGTAGGCACAGGTCTATTCCAATATACCATACCACCATCTTTTATATTCTTATCTCTTAAATACTCTACATCTTTACCCAACCATCTAAACTCTACAAAGAGTCTAGGTGCAGGATCAAAATTAGGTTTTGTATATACATAGGTTTCAAATTTACCTAATACATTTGTTATAGGTACAAATAAATTATTCAATTTAGGATTAATCCATTTCTCATTATAAGTTATAATGCCGTGGTCTGGATATCTATCAATTACTTTTTCAAGTTCCTTATAATATATTTCATTTGTTCCTAAAAACAAATATCTAAATTGAATATCATCTTTAATAGGTTTATAAACTTCAAAATTAATTATCTTTTGATATTGTGTACCAACACCATTTGGGTAGACTTCATAATCGCATAAATCATAAACTTTTTTAGGTGGTGAAACAGTATTAAAATATGCTCTAGCTAATTGATAATCTCTAGGATGATTTTCTGAATAAAGTGCTATTATTTTATTAGTAAATAATAAATGTAGAGTTAATAATTGGTCTTTAGTATATTTGTCTTTCTCTAGGTATGGTAAAGTTATCATACTTCTACCTAGTACTAAAGTTATTTCATCTGTAGTTGGTGTGTAATGGTCAAAGACAACATTTTCATAAGTTTTATATTGGTCTTTAATTGCCTTTATATAATCTTCTTTTGTGTGTTTGGGATTAGGTATAATAACAACTTGACTTTCAATACCAACAGAATTTAAATAACAACAATGTTCATAACTATAACGTAATAATCCATCACCAGGTTTACCTGTGCATACTATATTTACTATCATATTAACTCATTAAATCAATTGCTATTTTTAATACCTCAATTTTATTTTTAGCTTGTCTTAATTTCTTTTTCTTTTCAATGTCTTTTGAATTTCTAATTTTTTCTAATTCAAATAACGCTAGTTTTAACGCAAATAAATGGTCTTCGTTTTCTTCATCTTGAAAAATTGCTTTAATAAGAGAAGGATAAAATTTTGTATCTAATTTATATTCATCAAATACTAATCCATCCCTTTTAGCAATCTTCATTACCATTTCTTCCATTGCTTGTTTTTCTTTTTGCTTTTTCTGATAAGTATTTTCGTGAAGGTTATCTAAAGAAATAATTTTTAATAACTCTTGGCACATTGGATACTTCATATCATATTCAACTATATGTGAAATAACTTTTTTATCACCTTTTAATAAAATCTCAATATTTTTTCTTTCGCTATCTATAAAATATGCTGTAATAAAATTATCTTTAGTTATCATTAATTTGTTCTCCTGTTTTTTGTAATATACTTTCTTAAATTCACTTCAGGACTCCAACCTAAAGATTTTAAAAATGATATATTTGCTTTATTCAATATTCTTTCAGATTCATCTGCTAATCTTTCTTTAGTATCAATCTTAAAGTATTGTAGCATATCAGTTAGTTTATGTATTTCTCCAGTACCAATATCTATAACATCTCCAAATGGTATTACACTTTCAGTTGAAGATATTAAAGTATTTATTGCTGAGGATACATCATCTACGTGAATAAAATCTCTCCAATGGTTTGTATTAACATATGGTACATCATTTCTTAATATTCTAGGTATCAACATAGTATCTCTAGCACCTGGTCCATAGACCGTAGTAAATCTCATACCAATAGATTTTTTTGGTGCAATTTGTTCCATAGAATACTTACTCATTGCATATGGATTTCTCCAGGGTTCGTATGCTGTACTTGAACTTGCGTATAAAATTTTTGTGTCTATGAAATGGTCAAATACTCTTTGACTTGCGATAACGTTTTGTTTCCAATACTCGGTAGAATTTTCTAAACTATCTCTAACACCAGATAGTCCTGCTAAATGTATTACCCAATCAACATCATATTTTAAATCACAGGTTAATAAATCATTACCACTATTACGGTCTATCTCAATAATAGTATGATTTCTTACTTCTAAATATGTCTTTAGATTTTTTCCTATAAATCCATCAGAACCAGTTAATAATATTTTCATAATAAAATCTCATTTTTTAAGCTTTACTTATTTTCAAATACCAAGTATTTGATGTTGTAGGTGTACCAGTTGGAAACTCTTGCGCTCTATAATCATCACCATCAACTAGGTGTGTTCTATAATCTCCTGTACCTGTTAAAATTGTATCTGCCATACCAGAACCTCTATTTGTTCCTGATGTATAACTATAATTTATTTTATAACCATCTGCTGAAGAACCAGCAGTATATTTAAGAGCATTGCCTAATAAAGTAGCAAAATCTGCTGATACATATTCTCTTAAATCATTAGCAGCGGTAACATAAAGTGGTGTTTTTGGAGTATTGTTAGCACCATTTATTCTATGTAAATAATAATTTTGAATTGTTGTGGGTTGGTCTATCGCTTCACCACCAATTGTATATGTGCCTGAAGCTTGACTTGTAAAATTTTGACTTAACGTTAATGTGTTTCCAACAATATTAGTTATAACAGTAGGATTGGTAGTTTTATCTGGTAGTGTTGAATTGTCTTGTCTAAAAATTGTCATACCAACTTGTAAACTAGTTACATTATTTAAAGTTATTGTATTTGTACCATTTGCACCACCACTTGAATAAGATTTATCAAAGTTTTGTCCTAACCCAGCGGCGTCATCTGAATAAGCAAGTGTGTCTGCTTGAGTATTTACAAAAATTGGTGTTGCGTCAACTAAAGTAGAACCTGCAACACTATTTGAAGTATTAATATGATACGTTCCACCTTGGTCTGTTCCTAAACTTGCACTTACTAATAAATCTATTGCAGGATGAAGAAAAGTATCTTTAATATCTTGCAATGACATTGCTTGAATATTATTAGTCGCTGTTCTATAACAAGGCCAAGTTTTTCCTGAATCAGTTGGAGCTGAACCAGAGTTTGTTGTCTTTGTAATTTTATCGTAGGTAATAGTTACCGTTGAAGGTTCATTTGTTGTTGATTCAGCTGGAAAAGATGAGTTATGAGTTGACATAGCACCAGCTTGTTGTCTTGTATCTGTTATTGATCCTATATTACCACCAGAACCAACTACTGATAATGCAACAGAAGGTCCTAATGAATATTGATAGATTGTTTGTGAAACAATTTCATTGACTTCGGCAGAAGTCATTTCTTTCAAATTGCCTGCGCTATAATATAGAGGAGCTCGTATAGCCATAATTAATTCCCCTAACTCGCACTACCAACAATCGTCTTTTGAGCTACCCCTGCTGAATTGTATATTACTAAAGTTACTGAAGATGTGAAAATACTACCAGTCGCCCAACCTGTTGAGTTTGTTAAAGCAACTGTTCCTGTTGCGTCAGGAAATGTTATTATTTGGTCACTTGTTGGATCAACTACAGTTAATTGAGTTTCAAAACTATCATCTGTTGCACCTTCAAAGAAGATACCTTTATTTTGACCTATTTCTAAATTAGAATTTATTGTAACTTGGTCTCCTGATAAAGGAGTAAATGTATTTGCTTTTACATCTCCTAAAATTTGTAAGTTATCATTAATAACTAATTCTGTAGAATCTGTAGATGAAATTTGATTACCAGAAACTTGAACTGTTCCTAATGTGTGAGTTGCACCTGTACCTACAAGTGTTCCAAAAGTACCTGTACCACCAGATACTTCAGCAGTTGTTTGTATATTTTCATTATCAAAATTTACATAACCACTTGAGTCTGTAATATAGCCACTTGATAAAGTTAAATTACCTGCATAAAGTGTTGGAGCTGTTACAGAAGTTGCAACAGATACAGCGTCTGTTAATGATATTGTTAATGTATCTGGAGAAGATACAACAGCGGTTATTCCTGATGAACCAAGAAATCTAGCAACTTGACCTGCACCAACTGTTTGTTGTGTTGAAGTTGAATCTTCCATCTTCCAACCTTCAGCAGCAAATACTTGAGCAGACAATTCATTTACAGCACCTATAACACTTGTTGCTGATAATGAAGCGTCTAACGTTCCTATATCTCCAAAATCAGAAGCAGATAGAGCATTAAACTGAACTCTTAAATCTTCTAACGTTTGATTTGGTAATATCTGTCTAGCAGCCATTTTATTTTACAACCTTCTTAATTAAATCTTTTATTTCTCTTAATTCTTTCTTTAAATTATTTATCTCGGAACACACACCTCTTAATTTGTCTGCGTTCTCTTCTCTTTGTTTTACTCTTCTCATATAAACAGCATATTCGTTGCTTGTTCTAACTATAGCATTTGTTTCTATATCTCTAACTAAATCTGTATGTCCTTCAACTTTCAATATTCCGTTTGT